TTCTAACATAATACTCATTAATTTATCTTCTGTCCAATTTTTTCTAAATTCACTAATGATTTCGCCTGTTTTTTTACTGGTATATTGTAATTTATTACCAGATTTTACCAGAATATTCATTTTTTCAAACAAGTCTATAAGACCACTTGTAGGACTCATACCAGTTGAATAAGGAATTTTTACCTGGACAGATTCAAACGGTTTCGCATATCTTGTTTTCATAATTTTACAAGCAGAACGAATACCTAATACATCAGAAGTTTTATTTCCGTCTTCATCTTCCTTGAGCTTAAGTTTTTTCATAGCAACAACGATGCTCGAAGCATAGATAAATCCTTGTCCACCTGAAATTTTATCATCTGGATCGAACATATCTTGACTAGCATATGTATGATTCGTTGCTACTAGTCCTACATTATAACTACCGAACATATTGACACAGTTACGAACTAATGCGGTAAGTGCTTTAGGTTTACGGCCCATATCTCCTTTTAGCTCGCCTTTATCAAATTGATCAATATCGGTAGGAGTAAGTAACATACCTAAACTATCGATTACAAATAACACCTTTGGCCTTTCTGTTTCAGGCATAGTTTTATATTCCTTCATAAACTCACTGATAGTTTTAGCCACATCGTCAATCATGGCCATATTGAGTTTTAAAAGTTTATCTTCACTAGTATCAACACCTAGGTTTTCTAGCCATTCTTTGTCGAGAGCATTTTCACTATCAACTAGCACAACAAAAATTCCTTCTTCTTGTGCGTGACGTATAATGTTACCGGAACAAATATAACTTTTGCCTGCACCAGATTCTCCGGCAAATACAGTAACTTTTCCCAATGGAATTCCTTTGAAAAAATCTCCACTAATTAAATAGTTCAATGCGTAATTACCAGTTGATACCCAGTCAGTAGGATCATTAAATCCTACACCTAGGCCTTCAATGCTTTTAGTAAGACTTTTACGAAATTTAGAAATATCAAAAGCTTTTACCATATTAACTCTCCAACGGAAGCGTAATTGCTTCTTTAATTAAACTAATCAATTCTTCTTCGCTAGTGCAAAGAATTTTACAAGTCTTCCATTCTTCATTGCTATTTCGACCACCGACTTCTAGCATAAATCCATTATCATAACGATAAACTGTAAATGATTCATTTACTTTTTCTATTTTGTCTAATTTGTTTGACATATTTTTATCCTATAAGAGAACAATGAGAGCACGAGGCTCCCATTATTTTTAATAAATTATTGTTGCTTGCGATTGCGAATCATAGCAATGATATCTGCTGCACGACTACTTGCTTCATTGCCACTGGAACTTAACTTTGTTTCTACTACTTCAGGTTCATCTTCTGCTACCGGTGCTGGCTTTACAGCAGTTTTAGCAGATACTGTAACTGCAGGTTCAAAAGGGACGTCATTATCCTCTACTGGAGCTTTTGCCTTGGATTGGCCTGCTACTGTGCTAGCATAACCAGCTGGTTTGAAGTATTGACCCCAACGATCCATATCAAATGCCTCACCGTCTACACTGGCTTCAAACATTTCCTTGATAACCTTAAGTTCAACATCGGATGGCTTCTTTGGTAGGAAGTCCTTGAGATTATATAGACCATATTGGTCAATAGCAGCACGTTCTTCTGCGCCTAGTGCTCGTTCCCTACGTGCCCAATTACTGGTACTGTAATCAGCGTAACCGCCTTTACTGGTCTTAGTAATTTTAAAATCAAGACCACGGACATAATCGGTAGGTAGTTCTTCGATTTCACTATCCATTAGTGCGTTTTTAACAATGTTAAAAATTTGACTACCGATAATAAATCGACGGATTGGATTTTCTGGTGTTTTATCTTCTTGAAGTTTAGTATCGATTACAAATCCTTGGAATAGATATGACTTCTTCTTCCAATACTTACGACCCATATCTTCTAAGCTCTTATCCTTAAACCAAGGACGAACTTCTGTAAGAATAGGGCATGATTCGTTCCACATTTCCATACATGGAACCTGTACTTGTACTGGTTTACTAGATGTTTCGCCCTTTACACCTGCAAAAGGCAATTTGATCATTGCACGTTCAATCCAGAAAAAAGTATTAGATTGATCACCGTCAGGTAAGAATCGAACTGTAGTTGTAGTACCTTCAGCAATATTCCAATGTGGGAAAATTGCGTTATCTCCTGTACTAACAGTAGCTGCTTGTGATTGTTGAAGTTTTGCTCGAATTTCTTGAAGTGTTGCCATAATGTTTCTCCTTAATGTTAAATTATGTATGCCACTTCTTTATTGCCCACTGACAATAAAGAAATATAAATGTACATGGTTTAATTATGCACGAATTATTTATCTATTACAAGATTAACTGGTTTAAAAATCAAAGTAAAAACTTCCATCTGGTCTATAAACTCTTTTCTTTCCTTTTGTAGGACAAGTTTGACCCATTTTTCGTGCCGAATGTGCTGCTTTTTGTTCCAGAGTCCATTTTACTCCAGTTGCTCTACCAGGTTTCCCTTTTAATAAATTTGAAAGCTTTTCTTTAGTAGAATCTGTTACTTGAGCAGTTCTTTGATACGATGATCTATCAGCTTTTGACATTTTTAATTTTGTCTCTGCTGAATGTTTTCTTTTTTTATTTGCTTCGGATATTTTTTTTCGAGATTCTGGTCCCAATTGTCCTCCGTCACCGGCTTCTTCTTTTAAATTTGCCCATTGATTGCTTTCAACTATTTTCCAGAGATTACTATAATATAATCCCCAATATATAAGTTCTTCATCTGTCTGACATTTTTTTATTATTTCCGTAGAATAATCATAACCGTGTTGTCGAAGATGTCGTAACCAATATTTTCCCGAACCTGTATATTTGTGCGGATCTTTTCTAATAGTTTTGCCAAGATATTTTAGTCCAGTTATGTTATGAGTTTTGACATATAGATAAATAGTCATTGCTGATGCTCCTTGTTAGCATTAGAGTAGTTGGAGATTACCGTCTCGCGAACTACAACATATTTATTCATAATAAAAGCCCCTTAAGGGGCTTTTATTATTTTAAACCAGATAATTTTTTCATTCTTTCTATATAATCCGGGTTACCAGTCGGACTGTAAGGTATCTTATCTTTTAGAGCTTTTCGAGCTTCGTCTCTCCATTGTTTATTAATTTCTCTTTGAGATGTCTTGTCCTCAATTCCTTCAACTTTTTGTTTTACATTACCTAACAATTCGCGCAGTTTATCAATTTCGGATTTTTCACCTACTAATGTGTTGGCATGTTTTTCTTCCCATTCTTGGGTTAGTTTTTTCATAAATTTTTCTGCTATTTGTCTAGCTTTTAATCCTACTTGCTCTCCAAATTTTTCGCCTATTGTTTTTTCAACATCTGTTAATATACCTTCTTCTCCTCGTGGCCATGGACCACCATTAGGATTATCTCTATTGAATCCACTTTTTACTAATTTTGCGACTTCTTGAATGAAATCTTGTTTATTTTCAGTAACAGGAGCTTGAGTAGGTTCTACTTGTTGAGGTTGGAATAATTCCGGTAAATCTTGTTTCCATTCTGGAAAACTATATTCTATCCAACTTTTAAATACATCCATGACAGGACTATTTTGACCTGATGCATCTATGTCGGCAGATTTTGATTTAGCAGATAATTGATTTTTCAATGCTGCATCATCACTATCTCTTTCATCTAGACCAAATAACTCACTTAATTCTGCCCACGCAAGAGTACCTTTTGGACCTAAATTTATAGCACTTAATTTTTCTAAAAGACCTACACCTTGTAATTTGTCATCAAGAGCAGCACGATTAAATTTGCCCATTTCTACATCTTCTGCCCACTGTTCAAATGCTTCAATGCCTTCTTTTTTGATATCTGAAAGATCGCTTTCTTTCATCGAATCTATACCATGTACAGGACAATTAGTGTCAGTCTCACCTTCTTCACATGTACATTTAGATTTAGGATCTTCATTTACATATTCTTCTAAGTCTATTTTTTCTTTCATAATGCTGTGAATTAACGGAAAATATTTGGTTAATTCTTCTTTAAATGAAGATTGTGTAAATTTTGATTTATAATCTTCAAATGTAACTGGATCTAGGTCGGACATTTCTTCTTCAAAATTTTCACTGTTAAATTCTGATATCCATGCTTCGTAATGTTGTTTTTTACTCAACATTTCTAATTGTTTTTTTAGTTCGTTAAGTTTATATAATGCCTTTTCTTTTATACTTAATGCATCGTCATGTAGTGATGTTGTTTGTACATGTTTTTGAAACTCTTTTAATTGAGAAATTTGTTCGCTCATGCGTATTATTGCTTTTCCTGCGGGATCATAGGGGGCACCGTTATGATCAACGTGTTGTGCCATAGCAAAAGCACCGGCAGGATGTATGAAAGGATATTTAAATCTTTCGCCGTCTCTATTTTCTATATAAATTGCTTTAATATTTTTGTGTCTACTTCTTGCTCCTAAAACGGTCTCATCTACTGGTGTGTGATGTCTTACAATAACCTGAGTTTTACCGTTTACAGCGCGACTAGTCTTTTTAGTACTTTTATTTTTTAACCATTTAGATTCATTCATATTCATGGCTTTATTTTCCTTAGAATTTTTCGATGCTAAAAATTGAAAATCATTTTTATCTAAATTTGTTTTAGATA